ACCAAAAAGGTAATAATTTATCGTCAAAAGGTCAATACACTACGACAAATAAATCATATGTGGTTAAATTGGTAATAATTTAAACGCGTATGGAGCGCAGCAAAATGTGCATCAGCAAGCCGAAAGTGAGTTCTCCGCAGGTTCAGGCGGCGCCGCAGGTTTCCGATTCTGCTGTACAGAACGCCGCTGATAGCGATCGTCGTCGCCGTGCCGCAGCGGGCGGGCAGAAATCAACAATCCTGACGTCGAGCCAGGGTGTAACGCAGCCTTCTGGCGGCACTCAGGGTAAGACCCTGCTCGGGGCGTAATCCATGGCCGAACTCTCTCCGAAACAGCATTACCTCAAACACCTGGGGCAGCTCAAAAATGAGCGCACCAGCTTTGAGGAGCACTGGCGCGAACTGGCGGAATTTATCGATCCGCGCAGCACGCGCTTTCTTACGACGGAGAGAAACAACGGCAGCAAGCGTAATACCCGCATCGTTGACCCTACCGCCTCTAAAGCTGCCCGCACTCTGCAATCAGGCATGCTGTCAGGTATCACCAGCCCAACCCGCCCATGGTTTAAGCTGGCAACGCCGGATCCGGAGATGATGCAATATGGACCGGTAAAACGCTGGCTTGATGTGGTCATGACCAGGATGAACGACGTCATGAACCGCTCTAACGTCTACCAGTCCCTGCCGATTATCTACCGGCACCTTGGTGTTTTTGGTACCGCGGCTATGGCGGTTCTCGAAGACGACGAAGATGTGATTCGTACTCATCCTCTGCCGATCGGAAGTTACTACCTGTCAAACTCGCATCGTTTGTCAGTCGATACCACGTATCGCGTTTTCTCCATGACTGCCCGCCAGATTGTTATGCAGTTTGGCCTGGACAACGTCAGTAACGCCGTGCGCGGCGCCTGGGATAACGCGAACTATGAAGCATGGTTCGATGTGGTCCATCTGACAGAGCCCAATATCGATCGTGTGAATGGCAAGCTGAACTCCCGCAACAAGGCATTCAAATCGGTGTATTTCGAGTTGTCCGGAGACGGTGACAAGCTCCTTCGTGAGGCTGGTTTTGATGAGCCGCCGATCCTTTCACCGCGCTGGGAGATTAACGGGGAAGATGTTTACGGGAGTAACTGCCCGGGAATGATGGCGCTCGGTACTGGTAAGGCGCTGCAGCTGGAGCAAATTCGCAAAGCTAACGCGATCGATAAGCTTGTTAACCCGCCAATGGTTGCCCCGACAGGTCTTAAAAATAAGCTGATCAACCTTGCCCCTGGCGGCGTTACTTATGTTGATGAGGTTGATGCTACCAAGCTAGTGCGTCCGGCTTACGCCGTCAGCCCTCAGCTTAATGACATGCTCGGCAGCATTGCTGATGACCGCCAAATGATTGAAGCCTGCTTCTTCTCTGACCTGTTTAACCTGTTCAGCACCATCAACACCAGGAGCATGCCAGTGGAAGCTGTGGCTGCAATGCAGGATGAGAAGCTCCTGCAGCTTGGTCCAGTACTGGAGCGACTTAATGATGAATTCCTTGATCCTTTCGTTGATCGCACATTCAACATCATGGCGCGCCGCAACCTATTTCCTGAGCCACCGGAAGAACTGCAGGGCACTCCTCTGAAAGTTGAATATGTATCCATTTTGGCACAGGCCCAAAAATCCATAGGGATCAGCAGCGTTGAGCGCTTTGTTGGCTTTGTTGGGAATCTTGCAAAAGCCAATCCTGCGGCGCTCGACAAACTCAATATCGACCAGACGATTGACGAGTACGGAAATATGCTCGGCGTCCCGGCCACGATCGTTAACTCTGATGATGAGGTGCAAGCTACGCGCGAGCAGCGCGCTCAGCAGCAGCAACAGCAGCAGATGATGGCTATGGCCCAGCAAGCTGGCGCAACCGCTAAGACCCTGAGCGATACCAACACCGCTGACCCTAGCCTGTTAAAAACCCTCTCTGATGCTGCTCAGCAGCCGGCGGTGACGCAATGACTGATTACCTGAGCGAAGAAGAGCGTGAAGAACTGGCAGCAGATGAGCTCAAAAGGCAGCAGTTACGGCGCGAGAACGAACTTAATGACCTGCGCCTTATCTGCGAGACAGAACACGGCCGCCGTTTCATCTGGCGCCTGATTGAGCAGGCTGGAGTGTGGCGTACGACTTATACCGGTGAGGCACTCTCGGCAGCCTTCGCCGAAGGAAAACGTAACACGGGACTGAAAGTCTTTTCCGACGTGATGGAGGCGTGTCCCGATCAGTATCTGGCAATGGCCAAAGAGGCCAGCGAGGAATAGCGATGAATTTATTTGAGCGTCTGATGTATCGGCGTTTGTGCAATGAGCAGCCTGCTGATGGTGGAGCAGCTCCAGCAGCATCCGAACCATCCCCGGCTCCTGCGGCTGAGCAATCTGAAGCAGCGCAACAACCAGCAGCAGATCCAGAACCTTCGCCAGCTGATGGAGGTAAACCTGAGCCGACTGGCGATAAGCCAACTCCTTCTGCTGAGCCATCGGTTCCAGAAAAATATGAACTAACGGCACCTGAAGGCACTGAGCTGGACTCAAAAGCTGTTGAGTTGTTTGAGCCCGTGGCGCGCGAGCTTGGTCTTTCTAATGACCAGGCGCAGAAGTTGGCTGGACTGTGGCCACAACTGCAGGAGCAAATCCAGAACCGCCAGGCTGAGTCGTGGGGGCAGCAGGTTGAACAGTGGGCAGCTGACACGAAGGCTGACAAAGAAATCGGTGGCGACAAATTAACGGTATCCGTAGGGCACGCGCAGAAGGCGCTGGATACCTTCGCATCGAAAGAGTTCCGCGAATTCCTTGACTCTACCGGCCTGGGTAACCACCCGGAAATGGTTCGGGCGTTCGCAAAGGTAGGCAAGTTGATGAGTGAAGACAGTTTCGTCACTGGCCAGGGTAACGGATCGCCGAAAAACGATCTGGTCGAAGCGTTTTATCCAAGCAAAAAATAGTGAGGTGTAATCATGGCTTTAATTGGTCAGACGCTGCCTTCTCTTCTTGACGTGTACAGCCGTACCGACAAGAACGGGCGGATCGCTAAAATCGTCGAGCAACTGGCGAAAAGCAACGATGTCATTACCGATGCGATTTACGTGCCGTGTAACGACGGTTCCAAACACAAAACCACCATCCGTGCCGGTATCCCCGAGCCGGTGTGGCGCCGTTACAACCAGGGCGTGCAGCCTACCAAAACCCAGACCGTTCCGGTGACTGACACTACCGGTATGCTGTACGACCTTGGCTTTGTGGATAAAGACCTGGCCGATCGCTCCGGTAATGCGGACTCGTTCCGCGTGTCCGAGAACATGGGCAAGCTGCAGGGCTTTAACAACAAGGTTTCCCGCTACACCTTCTACGGCAATACCGATGCTGAGCCGGAAGCGTTCATGGGCCTGGCTCCGCGCTTCAACACTCTGAGCACTTCCAAAGCGGCCAGCGCGGAGAACGTATTCAGCGCCGGTGGTAGTGGTTCTACCAATACCTCCATCTGGTTCATGTCCTGGGGTGAGAACACCGCGCACATGATCTATCCGGAAGGTATGGTCGCCGGGTTCCAGCATCAGGATCTGGGTAATGACCTGGTCAGCGATGCGAACGGCGGTCAGTTCCTGGCTTACCGTGATGAGTTCAAATGGCATCTCGGCCTGTCAGTCCGTGACTGGCGTTCGATCTCGCGCATCTGCAACATCGATGTCACCACGTTGACCAAAGATGCTGCAACCGGCGCCGACCTCATCAGCATGATGGTCGATGCGTACTACGCGCGTGATGTAGCAATGCTGGGCGATGGCAAAGAGGTCATCTACTGCAACAAGACCATCCATGCCTGGCTGCACAAGCAGGCTATGAATGCGAAAAACGTTAACCTGACGATCGACGAATATGCCGGTAAGAAAATCGTTTCTTTCCTGGGTATTCCGGTCCGTCGCGCTGACGCCATCCTGAATACTGAATCAGCCGTAACGGCGTAAGGGGGGATCATGCTGCTCGACCAGCAAGCGCTTTTTTCCGCAGCTCAGGCCATTACGGCCACGGCTGCTTCGACCAACGTCATTGATACCGGCAGCAATAAAGATGTCGGTAAATATGGCGATATCCCGCTGCTTATCCAGGTGGTTGAAGGTTTCAACAACCTGACCAGCCTGACTGTGACGGTGCAAACCGATGACAACTCTGCATTCAGTTCCGCTGCGGACGTGCTGTCCATGACGATCCCTCTGGCGTCTCTGGTGCTGGGCTATAAGTCTCCGGTTATCACGTTGCCGATGAAGATGGAACGCTACATCCGTCTGAACTATACGGTGACTGGTACTGCGCCGACCACTGGCAAAGTCACTGCGGGTATCACCGGAGGCGTGCAAACCAATGCCTGAGTACAAAGTCGCTAAGCGGTCATTCATCAATGGCCGCCTGCATGAGCCGGGTGACATCGTTACCTACGACGGTGAGCCGGGAAGTAATCTGGTTTCCGTTGATGCCAGCCTGAGCGAAAAGATTATTCCGGTCAGTGCAGAAGAGTTAACCGAGCTTGATGATTTGCGCAAACAGTATGAAGAAATGTTCGGCGAAGCGCCGCATTTCAATACCAAAGCGGAAACTCTGAAGGCGAAGATCGCCGAAAGGCGAAAAGAACTCGGGGTGTAAGCCCTCATAACCAAAGGGGCGAAAGCCCCTTTTTAGTTGGTGGATGATATGGCATCAGTGATCAATATCTGTAATATCGCGCTGGCACGTATAGGCAACAGCCGGACGATTAACAGCCTCACCGAAAAGACCAAAGAGGCATATACCTGCAACCTGTTTTACGAGTCCATGCGCGACGCAGTTCTGGCAGACAACGACTGGAACTTTGCCATGTCGCGCGTTGTCCTGGCCGACCTTGGCGACCCTGCGCCGGGATGGTTGTTCCGGTATCAGTACCCGACCGACTGCGCGCGCATAGCTGCCATATTACCGAAGTGGTTCACTGGGTCTCATATCATTCTGCAGGATAAGCCTGTTTTTGAAGTTGGCAGCAATGAAGATGGCACTGGCCGCGTCATTCATACCAATGAGTCTCAGGCGGTACTGCTATACGTGAAAAGCATCACTGACCCGACGATGTTTGATGCCTTGTTCGCTGATGCTCTTTCGTGGCGTATGGCGGCAGAGATAGCCATGCCGATCGCGGCAAATGCCAGTCTCGGTCAGCAGGCAATGGCCAATTATCAGCAGGTGCTTACGGCGGCCATGCAACGCTCTCTTGATGAGGCGCATGAACCGCAGCAGGCGATGTCTGACCTTGCCAGTGCGAGGATCTGCTGATGGCCTATTCACTGGTGCAGCCGTCGCTTGCCGGCGGCGAGATATCGCCTTCACTGTATGGTCGAATCGATCTTGAAAAATACCAGACGTCATTGCGCCGCTGCCGCAATTTCATCGTCCGGCAGTCAGGCGGCATTGAAAATCGTCCCGGTTTCCGGTTCCTGGGGAGCGCGAAATATGCAGACCGTTACTGCCGGCTAATACCGTTCCAGTTCAGTGTATCGCAAACCTATGCGCTCGAGCTCGGTGATCACTATTTCCGTGTCTGGTCTAACGGAGCGCTGGTTACGGACGGCGGCAGCCCTGTTGAAGTTGCTACCCCATGGCCGGTTAGCGTCATCTCTGAGCTGAAATTTACGCAGTCTGCCGATGTGATGACGGTGTGCCACAACGATTATCCGCCGCTTGAGATCCGCCGTTACGGAGAGGCTGACTGGCGCACCGCCGCAGTGACAACAACCAGCGGGCCATTCCAGGACCTGAACACAGACGACTCGGTAACGGTGTACGCCTCAGGCCGAACTGGATCCGTAACGTTGACTGCCAGCAGCCCGATTTTCAAAAGCCAGCACGTGGGAAAACTGTTCTACATGGAACAGAAAGCGGTAGATAGTGTTGGTCGGTGGGAAACCGATAAAGACATCGGGATCGGTGACGAGTGCCGATATCAGGAGAACTTTTATCGCTGTGTTGACGGCGGTTCTAATGGCACAACCGGCACTGTTGCTCCTACCCATACAACGGGAGATTCCTGGGATGGCTGGGGTCTTGGTGGCCGTAACGGTGTGCTGTGGCGTTATCTGCATAGTGGTTTTGGCGTGTGCCGTATTACCGCCGTCGCCGGAGATGGACTAACTGCAACGGCCGACGTTGTACCACGTCAGGATGGTGAGATCGAGCTGCCGGCGCAAGTGGTAGGTAGCACCTTCGCCACTTACAAATGGGCGCATTATGCCTGGAACGATACAGACGGCTACCCGGGTACAGTTACCTATTACCAGCAGAGGCTGATTTTCGGTGGCAGCCGGGCATTTCCTCAAACTATATGGTGTAGCCGTACCGGTGATTATCACAACTTCTATCGCAGCAACCCGAAGGTTGACGACGATGCGATAACCTATAACTACGCCGGTCGCCAGCTGAACAAAATCCTGCATCTTCTCGATGTCGGTCAGCTTATCGTGCTGACCAGCGGCGGAGAGTTCAAGGTGACAGGCGACAGCAACGGCAACCTGACGGGAACCGGTGGCTTTGCGATGTCCGGTCAGTCGTTCAACGGTAGCAGCGATCTGGCACCAATCAACGTTGGTAGCGTTGCACTGTACGTTCAGCAGAAGGGCTCCATCATCCGTGACCTGTTTTACTCATTCGACCAGGATAGCTATCAATCCAGTGATCTGACCCTTCTTGCCAGTCACCTGTTTAACGGTTACAGCATCAGAGACTGGGCTTTGTCTGTTCAGCCGTTCAGCGTTGCATGGTGTGCGAGGAGTGACGGCATGCTGCTTGGGCTGACTTATCTCCGTGAGCAGCAGGTATATGCCTGGCATCCGCACCCGATGACTAATGGCTATGTCGAATCGATCTGCAGTATTAGCGAAGGGCAGGAAGATGCGGTCTATGCGCTTATTCGCCGTACGGTGAATGGATCGACAGTTCGTTATGTTGAGCGACTGAATACCCGGCAGTTTACAGAGCAGCAGGATGCATTTTTCGTGGATTCTGGCCTGTCTTACAGCGGAGAAAACACCGACTCTTCACGCACAATGACGATCAGTTCCGCCGGGGGCTGGACCTACCAGGATGAATTCACGCTAACGTGCAGCTCTGCAATCTTCGACTCATCGAACACTGATTACGAGATCCATATTCCCTACACCGAAGGCGGTGTCAGCAAGTCGATGCGTTTGAGCATTGCTGGTGTTATCTCATCAACAGTGGCTACCGTATTAGCAAACCGTGATGTGCCGACAGCGCTGCGCAATACTGCGCAATCAACCTGGTCGATAGCACGTCGGACATTTGCGGGACTGTCTCACCTCGAGGGGCAGACGGTTAGCATTCTTGCCGACGGTAACGTTGAACCTCAGCAGGTTGTATCAGGCGGCGAAGTGACGATCGAAAACCACTCGTCAGTGGTACATATCGGTTTGCCGGTAGCCGCGGTTATCGAAACGCTGGACGTGAACGTTGCAGGGCAGTCTACGCTGCTGGATAAGACCAAACTCATCAATCAGCTTTGCGTAATGCTCAACAGCGGGCGCTCGGTTTGGGCCGGAACAGATGATGCTCACTTGCTGGAGTATACCCAGCGTGAGTGGGAATTCTACGACGACCCGGTAGGGCTAAAGACGGGCATCATCGATATGAACCTCGATGCAAACTGGGAGCGTAACGGGCGGGTTGTAATCAGCCATTCTGATCCGCTGCCGATTGGCATTCTGGCCATTATACCGCGCGTAACGGTAGGGGGCTGATATGCGGAAAGTTGAGATAGTCAGCGTTACTGACGAGCATATCTGCGCCATTCTCCCGCATGTCCGCCAGGCAGACCACGATGAGTTTATGGCTGCCGCCGGGATGACTCCGGAGGAAGTCATCAATCGAGCCATGAAAAGCGCTTCGGTAGCCGCTGCAGGGATGATTAACGGCCAGGTGGTAACCATCTTCGGTATATCTCCGGCATCGATCATCACCGGACGAGGTATTCCGTGGCTGGTTAGCACCGACCATATTGAGCATCAGCCACTGACATTCCTCCGCCATTGCCGACCGGTTCTTCGTGACATGTCACGTGGATATCGCGTGCTTGAAAATTACGTCGATGCACGCAACCACGCGGCTAAAGCCTGGCTTCACTGGATGGGGTTCACCCTGGCAGATCCTGAGCCATACGGATTGATGAGAATGCCTTTCCACCATTTCATTAAGGAAATAGCCCATGTGTGAACCAGCTACCGCAGCACTAGCCGTAACCGCAGTTGCTGGCGGTCTCAGCGCTTACAGTCAGATCCAGACAGGCCGCGCTAACGCCGCGCTGGCTAACGCTAACGCCGACGCTCAGGAGCAGGCCGCCCGCGACACTATCAACACAGCTAATGACCAGGCATACCAGCAGCGGCAGCAGGCCCGGCGGGTTGCCGGACAGCAAACCAATGCACTGGCTGCTAACGGCGCCGAACTGACGAGCGGTAACGCATTGGACCTGACAACTGAAACCATGCAGCAGGGCACGCTTGACGCACTGACAACCATCAACAACGGCCAGCGGCAGGCCGCCGGGTTGCAGTTCCAGGCCGATACCAGCCGCGCACAAGGGAAAATTGATAAGCAGTCCGGAATGCTTGGCGCAGGTTCAACACTGCTCAACTCCACGCTGACCGGTCTTAATGCATACAAGACGCTGGGCGGTACCTGGAAGCCGCTTTCCGCTAAGTAAAAGGAGCTGACTATGCCAACCGTTCCGCAATATCAACGCCAGAGCCAAACGCAAACCGCGCCGGTGATGACGAGTAATCTTCGTGTCCCGGAGAATCCGCTGGTGCAGGGCATCCAGCAGGCTGCTGATACGTCGATTAATATGATGGCTGATGCAAAGCGTAAGGCTGATGTAGCGCTTAGCCAGGACGCTCTGCTGCAGTTTAATCAGTTTGGTGATGACCAGTTCAACAATCCTGACAATGGTCTGATAACGAAGCAGGGAAAGGCTGCGCTCGGGCAAAGCGACGTCGTCATGCAGAACATGCAGCAGAAAGCTCAGGACCTGCTTGGTACCGTGCCGGATGGCGAAGCCCGCCAGCAGTTATCCTTTCAGTTGCAGCAGTCGATACAGTCATTTCACAACCAGGCCCGCCGGTATGAGGTTGGCCAGTTCCAGCAGTTTCAGGATGAGGCATTTACCTCTGGAAACTCGCTGGCGGTAACTCAATCTACAGGTTTGTATAACGATAACCCGGCATTTTTTGGACTAGTAAAGCAGCGCTTTGATGCAACAGATCAGTATGCCGATGTTCATGGCAAGTCTGAAGAATGGCGAGTTCAGCAGAAAACGCAGATCAAAGAGCAAATGGGTCAGCAGGCATGGTTAGGTGATCTGGCACAAAAATACAGTGACCTTCTTCAAATCAATGGCGAGCCAGGCGATCTAAATGGTGTTGGCCGCGTTGTGGCTCACGGTAACTCTGGCGCAGCCAGGGGCCTGAGGAATAACAACCCCGGTAATATTGAAGCAGGTTCAAACCCCTGGGAGGGGCAGACGGGGAGTGATGGCCGTTTTGCTACTTTTGCGACGCCCGAGCATGGGATCCGCGCGCTGGGTAAAAACCTGCTGTCGTACCAGCGCCAGGGATACGACACCGTGAGCGAGATCGTTAATCGTTGGGCGCCGGCCAGCGATGGCAATAACACCGATGCTTATATAAAGGCGCTGTGCAGCGCTCTTGGTGTGGGAGCTAATGACCCGCTTGATGTGTCCAACCCTAAAACCCTTGCAGCTTTGTGTGCCGGTATTGTTAAGCATGAAAATGGCAGTGTCCCATACAGTGCTGACCAGCTTGAAACTGGCGTGTCGGCTGCGCTCGGGTTAACTAACCTTGATTCACCAAAGCGCTATACGGGAAATGCCGCTTTTGATGCTATGAGCCCTCAAATGCAAATGCAGGCATTGAGGCAGGCTAACGAGCTTAATAACCAGTACCGTCAGCAGTATGCTGAACAACTTAGCTCTGTAGTGAAGGATGCATATTCAGCTCTTGATGAGGGGCTTAGACCGGCTCAATTACCTTCTGAGGCTGATTTTATCCGGGCTAATGGCCATCGCGTTGGGGCGTTGAAATGGCAAGATATGCAGGCGCAGATACAATATGGCGGCGTAATTGGTGCAGCTAAGGACCTTACCCCTGAAGGACGACAGGACATTCTTGAGCGACTTCGCCCACAGGATCCAAATGCTCCTGGCTTTGCAGCTAACCAGCAACGATGGGAGAAAATGCAGAGCAAATTTAAGCAAATGGATACAGAGTGGCAGGCACAACAGGGGCGCAACCGCTTAGTTTCATCCTTGCAAAATAACTTCCCCTTAGATCCTAACGACAAAAATAACCAGGCAGCCGTGGACCATTACTTTGCTCAGGATATTGCGCCTTCGTTTTCGATATCTGATCCGCAGAGCATCAATGCGCTGGCCACCGTCACAACTAAAAGCGGCATGATACCAACGCAGGTCAAAACTATGCTTAACAGCGGAGCAACCTCAAGAGATCCTGCACTGGTTGTTCCTATGGCAAAATTCTACGGCCAGTTATTCGATAATAACCCGGCGGCCGCGGCAACCCTTGATAAGGGAACGATGGCATTTTATGGGAAGGTTTACGATTATTCCCGCGCTGGAGTTCCGGAGGATAAGGCTGTTGATATGGCATACAGCCAGGTATTCCAGCAGGATGACCGGATGAAGCAGATGCTTTCTACAGCCATGCGAGACAAAAAATATGTCGCAGCACGGACAACCGCTGCACAAAATAACGCCAGCAGCCTGACCTCCTTTGGTTCGTGGTCTCCGGATATTACCGATCCCGGAAAATCAAATGCGGCCTATCAACGTGATTACCAGACAATTTACGATGCAAACTTTGCACAGACTGGCGGCGATGCAGACCAGGCTGAGAAAATGACCAACGCCATGATCAGAACCACATGGGGAGTTTCTACTATTAATGGTAGTGCAGAGGTTATGAAATATGCCCCAGAAGCGCTTTATGGGGTGAACAGTGGATCCGGTAACTGGATAGAAGGTCAATGGTATCAGGAGAAAAACGAGCTTAAAGCTAAAGCTTTTGGTGGTGCTCGTAGTGATACTGATTTGGTTATCGTTCCTGATGGTGTCACGCCAAGAGATAAAAGCTATGCGGTCATGGTGAGACAGAAAAATCAGGACGGTTACGATGATGTCCGTCCGTATTATGGTGAGAATGGGCTTCCCGTTCGCTTCAAACCAGATCAGCAGACATCTCCGATGTACAGGCAAACCATGCAGTTCCAGCAGCAGCGAGTCGATGAGGCGCGAGTGAAGCGAGAAGGAAATCCATTACCGCAGTTCAGTAACAATGAAGGCTATACGCCGCCAGATCTGACCAAGCCATTCGGCTATGGTTCAGCCAATAACCTTCCTAGCAACATTTACGCAGGGGGCAAATAATGCCGACGTATGAACAGGATCCGAAAGAGTTGCTTGGCGAGGACATTCAGCAGATAGCCGCGCCAGATGACAGCGATTTCTATATGGAAACGCCTTCTTTACTTTCCGCTGTAAACCCATTTACCAGCGATCAGCGTGTGCAGAAATCCAGGCAAGCGGCTTTCCGCATAGATAACTCCCTGGGTAGCTTTATTGCCAGTGCTCCATTTAGTCAGTTTGACCGAGTTGACGGCTATAACCCGTTTGATAATGATGCCGCAGATATTAAAGGCTATGAAGACTTTGCTGATTCATTTATCAACTCCGGATCGCCAGAGGAAACCCTTGCTATTAAGCACCGCATAGATCAGCAGAAGGCGGACAGGGAATATCTATCCGAGGTCGGAGGCGCAGGAACAATTTCAAGTCTGGCAATGGGAATGATTGATCCAGTTAACGTCGCTGCGATGTTCATTCCTGCTGGAGCCGTGGCCCGCGGCGGGAGCATCGCAGAAACAGCAGGGCGCTTTGCCTTAGCTAACGCTGCAGGCGGAGTTGCTTCAGAAGCGTCATTGCAGGCGACGCAGGAAACAAGATCGGCGATGGAGAGCATTTCAAACGTAGCGGTTGATGCGCTTGTTGGCGGTATTCTTGGCGCTGGCGCACAGGTTCTTGCAGGGCCCGCTCAGCGCTCCGCTGTTGCTAATGCCGTCGGTGAAAATTTGCGGGGCATGGACTCTCCGCAGAGCATTGGCGCCGCGCAGGTGTTCAATACGACGCTAGATCAGGAGCAACTAGTCGGGCTTGGTCTCGCAAATAAAACACTCAGCGTCACTCCTGCTGGCCGGCTGGCTCAGTCTCCATCACTGGTTTCCCGACAGATAAACCAGCAACTGGCTGAGAATAACTATTTCTTTGCCAAAAATGACGAAGGCCTAGCTACATTTACGGCAGCAGAAACAAAGATTAAGCAATACGATGCCATGCTCTATAAGCAGATGGAAACCACCCGAGACGCTTATCAGCAGTACAGCAAGTCCGTCAGCGCCAGCGGTGCGAAGAGGATGAACTTTGTAGATTTCAATGAGGCTGTGGGCATGGCTATGCGCCGCGGCGATCAGAGTGATATTCCTGAAGTGGCGCAGGCGGCCGCCAGTATTCGACCTATTTTCGAGAGCACAAAAGCCCGTATGCAGGATCTTGGGATCCTTCCGGAAGATGTCGATGTTGTGACGGCACAAAGCTATCTTCCACGTATTTATAAGTTCGATAAGATACTTTCAGACCGCACTGAATTCAGGGGGAGGATAGCCAACTGGATACAGGGTATTAGTGCTAAAGGAGCTGATAAAGCCGGGCAGAGAATTGAAAAGATAAATGCAGGTCTGAAAAATGCGGAGGAATCAGCGCCGCGCGCTGAGGCCCTGGCGAGTGATATCGCCGAAGCCGAGAAATGGTCCGGGAAAAAAATCCTACTCATGGAAGAGCTGGATAAACGCAATAAGCTCATATCTCAGGAAGCTGACACACAGGCGCGCCTTACCAGAATAGAAAAACAATTGGCTGATACTTCATCAGAAAGACTTCAGGCCAGAATGATGAAAGAAAGCTCTGATCTTAAAACACGGCTTGATGATATAGCTCAGGCTAAAGAAGAACTTCCGGTCTATCAGCGCCATATGGAGTTGCTGGATAACCCACGGAAATACCGTTCTGAGCTTCGCCGACTGCAAAAACGGGCAAATTCAACCACAAGGCTGAATGCAAGCCGCGAGCGGGCTCTAAAGCAGATGGAACCTCTATCCCGAGAGGAAGCAGAGGACGCTGCTGACGAGATCGTGAATAAAATAATCGGCGCACCTTCCGGACTTGTTCCTGCCGATATTATCCCAGAGAGACTCGTTGGCCGGGCTGGTTTCACCAAAAGCCGAACTCTGCTTATTCCCGATGAACGTATAGAGGATTTCCTGGAGTCAGACGTCAATTACATCATGGAAAGCTACCTCAGGCAGGTGGCTCCGGAAATCGAACTGACAGTGCAATTCGGCCGTAAAGACATGGGGGATCAGATTCGCCAGGTTAGCGAAGAATATACGCGGCTGATCAAAGAGGCGAAAACGCCTAAACAACGTGCAGCGCTTGAAAAACAACGCGAAGCAGATATCAGGGATATAACTGCAATGCGCGACCGCCTTCTAGGCACCTACGGCGCCCCACAGGATCCTCGCAGTTTCTTCGTTCGGGCCGGGCGGGTTGCAAGGAATGTTAACTTCCTTCGCCTGCTTGGCGGCATGACCGTCGCCGCGGCCACCGATCTGATGCGGCCGATGATGCAGCATGGTCTGCGTAAATCTCTCGGTCCTATGGCCAGCATGCTAAGGAACATGGATGCCGTAAAGATCGCCACAAAAGACCTGCGCGAAATGTCTGTTGGCCTGGAGTACGTTCTTTCAACGCGAACCAAAGCTATTGCCGACCTGACCGATCCCTACAGCCGACGCACTGCATTCGAGCGCGGTCTTAACTGGATGACGCAAAAGTTTGGTAACTGGACATTGATGAACCAGTGGAACAGCGTGCTTAAATCGTGGTCAGGAATGATTGTGCAGTCGAGGATACTTGATGCGGCTCGGCAGATATCCGGCGGCGGCGAGATCGCCAAAACCGAATTACGCAAGATGGCGCAGGTCGGTATCAATGAGGATATGCTACGGCGTATCGGTGAGCAGTTCGGTAAGCATGGCGAGGATATGGATGGACTTCTAACCGGCCATAGCCACTTGTGGGATGATCGTCACGTTAGGGAGATATTCCAGGCCGCGGTGCTGAAGGATGTCGATTCGGTGATTGTAACCCCTGGCGTGGGCGATACGCCGCTGTTCTTTAGTAAAGAGGGCTGGAAACTGATCACCCAGTTCAAAACGTTTATCTTTGCTCAGCATAACAGGGTTCTGGTATCTGGTATTCAGCAGGGGGATGCGTCATTCTATCTGGGAGCTCTGGGTACTGTCGCACTCGGGTCTATGGTCTATATGATGAAGCAAAAGCTTAGCGGCCGCGACATCGACTACAGTTGGAATAACCTTGTGAAAGAGGGGATTGACCGGGGCGGCATGATAGGGTGGTTATCTGAACCGCTGAATACTGTCGAGAACGTCAGCGGTGGCCGCTTTGGTCTGGGCGCAATGTTTGGGGCGCCGCCGGTATCCAGGTTCCAGAGCCGCAATGCTATTGGTGCAATGCTGGGCCCTACGTTCGATCTCGGTGGGGATGCCGCTACAGTGGCGCATGGTGTTTTGAACGGAGAATTTGACAGCCAGCAAACCCACGCGGTCCGTAAAATGCTACCATTTCAAAACCTGTGGGCGATATCACCGTTATTAAACAAAGTTGAAGAGCAGATGAAATAAGGAAACATCATGGGTATTCTTGGTAAGTTTGGGAATTTTTTAGAGAAATCTGGCGTATCTGTATTCTCGAAAGAAACGCTAAAGCTGCTTACCGAGATGAACGATCAAGGTGTTTATCAATCATCTCTTGTGGCTGTAGATTTTGCCTTATCTATGCGAAGTGATGAGCACTTTGAAACCTTTGTTCTTTCAAGGATTCTTCTTGAGCCCTACCAATCAAGTAATGATGAAAGAATGACGCTATACCGAATCATGCAAGATAATTATGGGCAAGGATTAAAGATGTTTAAAAAATCACTGTCTTTTGCAAAGCAATATGGTGGTGAGGATATCGTTAAAGGAGAGTTTAATTTTAAGTTAATGGCTTTCAGAATAATTATGTTCAACCTTGCTTATAACTCCAAACTAATTGATTTGGATATTGCCACCAAATTTTATGAAACTTTGTGGCGCTCTACAAAAGGTGATACACCTGAGCATGCTATCGAAGATTTCATACAAAGGGAAAGGTTGATGGCAAGTATAGGCCTATCTGATCCGGCAGCAATGCAAAAAAAAGAGGACTATCAATTCTATAAAAATGTAATCTCTTTGTGGGCAAGCCGCGGGATCATGAATGTATAAAGTCACAAAGGCCGCTTTCGCGGCCTTAATTATCACTGACCACCGGGGCGGGAGTCAGCAGAACGTCCGCCACAGCGTGAGCCGTCAGCTGCGGTATCATCAGGATGTTGGCAGTTACCAGCGAAAGCCTGTGCAGAAGAACCCAGAGACAACAGAACAAACAGCACTGCGAATGCTTTTTTCATTTTCACTTACCATGTGTAGACCACTGAACGTGGCTTCATGAGTTTAGCGCTGCGCTTAGATTTCATCCATAAAAATCAAGTACAGTTAGTTACTCACCACTAGCCTCATCTTTTCCCTTGGCTTTACCAATATAAAAACCACCAAGTCCACCAATGATAAGCGGGACAACATACTTCATTAGCTCAATAACTATATCTTTAGCATCATTTTTTATGGCAAAACCAATGAAGATCAGAACGAAAAGAAACGCCAAAAGAAACCCACCAACGCGGATGAGAATATTGGTCGTTTCTCTACGCCCTAGAGATACCTGGACTTTTTCCTGGGCCTCAATAGATCTGAGGCCAATTCTTTCATTGGCCTCAATTTCCTTAGATTTTGTTTCTACTTCTGCTCGCCTGACCTCAATATCAAGCCTTTGATTCTCGATAAGTTGCTCTAATACTTCAGCCTGATGCCTTTGCACTCCATTGTTATGGTCGGCCATTTACTTACTGAGCCTCATAATGTCTGGTTTTCATTCTGACTCTGAAGTAACCAAAACCTTTACCACCAATTTTTGGTGGTTCAAATTTTACAGACTCGATCTCGTTCCTGCTCTTGTTGGCTATGCTCAGGAAGGATGCGGCATCTGCGGTCACAACATTGTCTGTCATGATACCTTCCAGCATCATGGCTTTTCTGCCTGATTTTTTGATACGCATACTGCCTCCTACACTCAACAAAAGGTTGAATACCTTTGGGCTAAATATACTCACAGGTATTGTTGGTTGCAAGATGAGCAAAGCAATAAAAACGTGATATCAATAGATATGAATAGGTTACGCATCATGCTTTTTAAGGCGCTTCCCTGCGCCAGCAGCCTCAGCAACCCTTGGCCTTAGCCATCACGTACTGTGCGTGCGTCTCTATGTCGCGCAGTACGGCACCGATACCAACAATGTAGCTGAGCATGGCAGTGACCTCTGCGGCGGCGCCGGATACATCATGCCCGTCAGCATCGAGTTCGCGGAGCAGCTTCATCACCATTGAGCTTTTCGCCAGTTCACGCAGGCCATCAGGTGAATGGATGTGATCCTGATAGCGTCG